CTGTCTGGTTATACATCCCGCAAGTTCCACAGCTTTCGTCATTGCGAAATGCCACAGAGGTATTAGGCTCACGGTAGTTATACTCGTACCTCGCCATGTCACGGTTTTCCATGTTCATGTCTTCGTCCTGAGTAGGAAGAGGGCAGCTTTTTCCCTCGTCATTCTCTGCCATCGTATCGACTGGCATACCATCCGGTAAAATGCTGATCATAATTGTAGGCATTAGTACGTCTTCCCTCGTTTGGAGTTGCTACGGACATCCCCACCCATAGAAAACTTTTGAGTTTTGTCGTCGAGCATATCCTCAAAAATCTCTGGGTTTTTACGCAACAACTTCTCCACCTCTTGCGCCATAAATCCCTGTTTTCCAGCACCAGGGCTCTTCGTGTGACCCATGGCTTCCGCGCCTGTCGCACCAGACATAAACCGATCTAGCTGCTCTCGGGTAAAACTTGGTTTTCTTTTCTGTGGCATTGGCTGTCCTAATCTATAAGTTCAAAGTGTGGACCATCGATAAACGGACGACGACCCTGTGATCTGCGTAAGTCTATATACGCATTCATTGCTTCTTCCATCGTACCTTCCCACTTGCGAATATCCATTGGATACGGCATCTCAGGTGTGCCCCATGCCGCACCCCAGCATATAGGAACATTTAGCTGAGTTGCCGCCTCTTTGATCGCATCAGCAAGGTCATCATAAACAGACAGTTCCCAACTCGCCCTCCCATTTATGAAGGCCATAATATCAAAAGCCTTACCCTCAAGATGCTTAGACTTCATCGTCTGACTGGCACCCTTGGCAACAAGCTCTTTCTGCTGCTCGATGGTTCTCATGCCCTGAACCACACCAAAATCAGTCTTAGTCAAAGTTATAGCCATCTTGATCACAGCCTGTAATCCGTCATCAATACCCTCAAGCCTGTCAAGGCTACGTCTACTTAACTTAAACTCGCTCATGTTACTTCCTCTTAAAGAATGCCTGTGCTCCGCGCACACCGAAACTGGCTGAAATTGCAATTCCAAGGCTGTAAAAATACCAGTCCGGCGCTTTGGAAAGCTGCTCGAACCCACGGTCAACCCAGCCTTCAGCGCCTGGAATAAACGCTAAAATCAACGGAATAGACAGGACAATTACGAACCATTCGTCTTTCCAGCTTGACTTAGCACCCTCTGCCATAATGCGCTCCCAGTCGGCAACGCTTGTCTCTTTTGACAACAGTATCTGCGCTTTCGCCTTCGCCTCTGTGAGTTTCAACTCCGCAGCGGCGGCATTATTAGCGGCTTTACCTTGTAGCCATGACCCAGCAAGGTTGGCTATCGGACCCAATGCGGCTGTAAAAATGCTCATTTCTCAGACCCCAACCATACAGCTATTGTACCCGTCATCGCACCACTAACAACGCTAATCATGGCGCTTTGTTGTGTGCTTAAATCATCAAGACTCATTCCCCAGTTAATTACTTTGATGTACATAACCGTCATAACCAACATCATAATGCGTGGCATAAGCCGATATTGCAGTATCTTCTCAAAGGTGTTCGCCATGTCAAACCTCTATGTTTAACTTCGTTCCCTGCGGTCTATCCGCATTAGTCTTGCGGCCAAACCTATCATAACTTTCCTGTAAGTCCAATCTTTGCTTCTGGAGCCCCTCTAAGTGGTTGTGGTTAGCCCTATGCTCTTTCTCTACCCTTTGCTCCGCCAGATGCGTTTCTATGCGCTCACGGGCTCTGGTTTGGGCGTGTATGTCGCTTCCCACATTAAACGGCGCGTTGCCTACTCCTGAAACACCATCGGCCATTAAATACGACCCTGCTTCGCTAGAATAATAACCACCGTAATGCCCACCATAATAGAAACAATTATTGTAGAGCCTCCATAGATAACAACGCGCTCAACTGTCTTCGCCTTACGCTTTCTCTCTGCTTCTGCCCTAGCCTTACGATCCTTCCTTGCCTGAACCCTAATGGCTTGAAGCTCACCCCAAGCGGAAAAACCTCTGGTCGCAATAACAATCTGCCTTAGTTCCTCCTCTGCGTCCTTGGCCCGTTGAAGATTCACGAACGTCTCCATAGCGTTTTCATCCGAGCCAGAAAACAAACTGTTCTTTTTTTTCTCATGCGCGGCGCGTAGCTCATCAACCCCGTCAAAGAACTCCCCGATTTGCTTGGTGACGTTTACAAGCTCCTTGCCCGCTGCAACCGCAGATTTGACCGCCGCAAACGCTGTAAATGGATCCATCATGTTACACGAAAGCTCCTCGGACAATAATAGTCGGGGCTAACGCGATACACGCGTTTGGGATACTCGTTATTACACTGGTAATGACACGCCTTATAGAACCAACTACCGTATCCGTTCACAAAAACGTGCCCGTATCCAACGAATACAAGCACACACAACACTAGAACTCTCCGACAAACCTCTGAGGTCGGGCTATCGGACTGAACCGTTTATTAACCGTGCCGCCAGAGGAATACTTCTTTTTCCCAGCATTGCTTAACGCAATGGCAACCGCTTGCTTCTGCGGTTTTCCAGCAGCCATTTCAGTCTCGATGTTCTGGCTGATTACATCTTTAGATTTACCTGATTTGAGTGGCATCTCACCCCCGCATCATCTTCTGTCGCTGCACCTCAATACGATCTTGATTAGTATCGTCTCGCTGGGCCGCGATGTCTTCTATACTTTCAATACGAGCCGCGTCCGTCGCCGCACGTTGCTGCATCTTGTTCATTTCTAGCTGAATCTGAGCCGCATCGTCAATCGACTTACGCTGCAAATCTTGCTGCTTTACTCCAAGCTCCTGCATACGAATCTGTACCAACGGATCCTGCATAGGGTCCTCTCCCTGCGGAGTAATCTTCGGCATCAAGTCGTTCATCAACTGCATTTCCTGTAAAGCGACCATCTTTTCGATCTCCTCCGGATTCTGCATCTGCTGCTGTACTTCCATAATCTGCTGCTGGGCCGTTTGTGGATCCACCGCGCCAGACTGAGCCATCAACTGCACTTGAGATATCAAACCCTGAACCTGTGTCATAACCATCTCACGAGCCTTCTTGGAAATGTGCTCCTGAAGGTGCCCCATTAAAATCCCCATAACCTGCGGTGAAGTCATAACGATAGGCGTCTTCATAAACATAACGTGAAGTTCAATATGTGCGTCGTGGTCCTGACCATCAAACGCCATCAACAACTCTCCCGTTAACGCACGAGCGTTTTCAATCAACGGATCAAGTGGCTGCGGCTTGGGAGGTGGCGGCAGGATCTCGTCAATGTTCTGAACCTCCAGAGCCTGATACATGCGACGGAACGCTGCGTGGAGGTTATGTACCTGCGGATTGGACTGCGCCAACTGTAACTGCGTCTGAGCAAGCGTAACCCGCTGCGCCATAGAAATGATGTTCGGGTCGCTCACTGGAATCACATCAACACGACCGTCGAAGTCCGCCGCCATGACCGTGCGATCCCCACCCGCTACATCATATGGGTACTCTTGGGGTAAGTTATCACGGAAAATCCTAGCTAAAACACGGAACTCGTTTTTCTGCGAATAGTGCAACCGTTTGTGAATAGCTGACATAACCTTCATGCCGCGCTCTAACAACGCCACAGTAGTCCCCACAGGGGCTTCCTGGTTCATGTTTGAAGTCTGCTGGTCCGCCAGTGACACAAAACGTCTTCCGTTCTCCACAAGCGTTCCTAGAAGCTGTCCTAGCGTTGCGGAAGGCTCCTTGTATGGCAGCGGAATAATAGCGTCCCGAATGTTGCCACCAGGAGCGTCAATATCCCGCCATTCTCCAGGTTGTAAGGGTTCGTCATCATTACGAACCCTTACGCCCCGAGCCTTGAACCCAGCTGGGAGGTTTGCCAAGGTTCCGGCGTCGATCAACTGGCGAAGAATACTGGTAGCTGCGCGACCCAAACCACCAATCATGTGGATCAAACCAAAGCCATAAAATCCTAAACCAGGCATAAACTTGTAGTGAACAAAATACTGCTGCTTTTTAGCAAGACCCGCATTCTCTTCAAAATTACGTCGGATCGACAGGACTTTCCCCGAACCCTCGTCAATCGTCACAATATACGGCAGCGCAATACCCGTAGGTTCCCCGTCAGGAGACATGTCCTCAAACCCTTCAAGGTCTAAGGAAACATGCATCTCTAAAATCGTATAGACCTCGTCAGTGTACCCCTTCGAAGTACCCTGATTGCTGTTGATTTTTTGACGAACCTCGTCCTCTTCTTCGTCGTACTTGCTGACCTCAACGTCACGATAGAACCCTGCAATCTGCATCTTGCGAAGTTCATTCGCATCCATCCGCAAAACATGAGTAACACGCGCCGCTGTGTGCAAATCAGACGCCGCATACGAAACAACCAAGTCTTGAGCAGGAACAAATTTAGAAACCGCTCGCTGCTTTGCTTCATCAAAATAAATCTTCTTAAAACAAGAACCCGACAGCGGTAAATAAAACAAAAGCTGATCCATGTCCGGATCGAACTCTTCCATCACCTCCATGATCTGGTAGTTCATGAAGTCCTTGACTCGCGAAGCCTGCTCCTCACGAGCCGCATCCTGCATACCAAGAACCTGAGTTTGAACAGGGCCGCCCGCAGGAAGCAGTTCTTTATAAGCCTGCGCCTGAAACTGAGTAACACTCTCACTAATTAACGGGTGCGTGACCCCAGAAGCTCCTTCAAACGGTTGACTGCGCTCTTCATACTTAACTCCAAGCTGATCCAAACCCTTTGTGTAAGTCTCTTCCCACTCTGAACGAGATTC